TTACGAGAGGGATTTGTTATATCTTTATATTGTTTATAATTTTCATCTTCATACATAAATTGATTATATTTAAAATCAATATTTAAAGAATCTCTAGCATAATCGGAGAGAGTGATCTCTCCGAGTAAATAAGCATCATCTAAAGCTGCTCGTTTTTGTTGGTATTCTTTATTTTTCATTTTAAATAATAACCCTCCCCATCAGTTTGATCGTCTTCATCTATTGCCCACCATTCGATTTCTACATCTTTAAATTTATTTCTAAATTCTTTATATATAGGATAGGGTGGTGCCCATGCGGTATGAAACTCAATAACAATAGAACCATTGTTAATTTCATCAATTTGGATCTCATCTTTTGGAACGTCCCATTTCGTTCCCCATTTTTTAGACCTCCAATCATACCATCTAGTATCTTGTTCATTTGTAGACTTAAATTTATGCAACGTCATAACTTCTCCGTTGTTTAATTTAAGCTCTTCAGTAATAGGAAGTTCTCCTTTTTTACCTAAAGGTTTTTCTTTAAAATAATTTACTGATTCATTTCCTTTTAATGGAACGGTAGACCAATTAGGCTCTTTTATAAGTTGGCCAAATGGAGATCCCTTTTCAAAGATCTCTTTTATTTTTTTGATGTTTGTTGTTTTTGCTGAAGAAAACGTAACTTCGTTTTGTGTCCAATTAGGCATTTAATTGCTCCTTAATTTTTTTTTCAATAGATTTAAAAGTTTTAAGACCTTGAGGTGTAAGATTTTCTTGGTCAATTTGATACCAAGCATCATTAAGAATATGTCCTAAAAATTTGGTTTCTTCTTCAGTAAGAATAAGCTCGTTCATAATTAACCTCTAATTACGGGAGCTAATTCTTCTTTACATTTTTTAGAATTTGCAATCCATAATGCACCTCCATCGTTTCCTTCATCATCTTTTTGTGGAATTAATGCAGTTCCATCACTTAATTCAATAATGATTGGAGAGCTATACCAATAATTAGCTTCCGTTTCTTCTTTAGTCATATATCTGACAGATTTGATAGTTAATCCAACTAAAGCATTAAAACGTTTTGCCCAATCCGCTTTCTCTTTATAAAGTGGATCGTTTTCTAAAATGATTGTTTTTGTTTTTGATTGTGTCATAGCGATTTTATGAGAAAAATTTAATTGTTTTATGAGACAGATTCTTCAAAAGAACTAAACTGTTCATCTTCCCATTGAGGTTCGGGGAAATTTGATAAATCTGGAGCGAGCTTTAATAACTCGCGAAGCTCTTTACTTAGTCTTGATAATGCACTTGGGTCATTATCCATTTCAGCTTTGAGCATACTTTGAAAAAGAAGATTCATTGATGCTTCAATCATTTTTCTTTTTTCATTATTGCAAGGTTTAACCCTTTTATCTTTGGAACGATCAGCCATTGCTCTGACTGTATCTCGATGCGCTTGCTGCCTTGAAACATTAAATGTACTTTGGGCATAAGCTCGAACTCCCTTTGGAGAAATTCCTAAATCTAAAAGACGTTTCAACCTTTCAAGATCTTGAGATCTTATGTCATTGGAACGTCTTGGATTGGCCATAGGCACTAGACATTTACTACATTAATATACTAGCATATATATACAAAAACATTCAATATGATGAGTAGAATCAAAGACTATTTATTAAGACAACAAAATAATCAAGATCAACCTAATCCTAAAGAAATAAAATTATCTTTCAACGATCAATGGTTTTTATTAACAACATTCACAAGGTTTATAAAACATTCAAAATATTCTCCTCAGTATAAAGCTAGACTTCAAAAAATTTTAGATATTCTTATAATATCTTCAATTAAAGGTTATTCTATAAAATTTAAGAAACTCATTGCCACAACTAACAAATAACTGTTATAATATAGGAGTAGTTTATTTTATCGCTATGCCTATTTGGGAAATTAGAGACGCAAACGGAAATGTTCATTCCGTTGATCTCGCAAAAGCTAATCTTAAATCAGTTAATGATATTGAGGATTTAGTGAAAAATGAGTTTAAAAAATTTGATGAAAAGAAAAAAAGAAAATCTTCTCGTCCTACTTTAAGAGAAACTCAAGCTATGCAAGCTAGAAATAGAGGAGGCTACTAAAATGTCAGCTTATCTATGTTCGGACGACACTCTCAACGCACTATCCACCTATTGGTTTATTAAAAGTGGGAAAACTTGGGATGATCCTTCCAAATCTCAAGCTTTTAAAAGAGCTTTAAGAATTGTCAATAAAGAGTATTTTTATAAAACTAGATCCGTATCTTGCAAAGATCCTCTTAAACTTTATGCTGATTTTCAACATTATATAGATGACTATTATGATGATCTTTTAAAAGTTTCTAATAATGATTTATATCAATTAGTTTTTGATACCCTTTTATTAGAAAATAAAAACTCACTAAACGCAAGATATTCTAATCCAACTGATATGTTTAGAGATTCCTATACTTATAGACTTTCTAATTGTGTTGTTTATTGGATCGATAATAATCAAAGTGGTTATTTAGTTGGAATACTAAACAATTACAATTATCAATCTTGTGAACATCCCAACCATGAAAATTCTTTAGGTTATGCAATCCTTAATCAAATCAAAGATTTTCTTTTAGAAGATATGAAACTTGGGGAGATTTGGGACTTTAACGAACAAAGATTTATAGCACAAATGGAGAAAGTCTCTTAATTTCTTTTCACATAACACTACTTACGAGGTATTATTTATTTAATACCTCTTTTTTATTGCAAATGTCAGATAAAGACTTAGAAAGAATTAAATCTATTTACGGCAAACGCAATCCGAAAACTCATATTGAAAAACGTTGTCAAAGACTTTACACAAAACAATTAGATGGTCTCTCCACTCGTCAATTAGTTTTACAACACGCTCAACGAGAGGGCATAGCCGAAAAAACCGCATGGAGTGATTGGAAACGCGTAACCGAATGGAACTCACAAGATTTGGCGAGGGATCGCGAGGATATACTCTCTCGTTTGCATAGTATGCGCCAAAGATTGTTTAATGCAGCTTTAAAAAAGGGACAATTGCAGACTGCGCACATGATTTTAGATTCTCTGGGTCGAGCAAACGGAGAGACTCAAGAAGCAGTAAATGTGAATATGCCACCGAGTTTGAATATTCAAATTGAGAGCAAGGAATAAGCATTCAATTTTTACATTCAGTTGACAAAGCCAGCTGAAAATTGCATTCAGTTTTTGCTGATTTCACAGGTATAAATGCATTCAGTCTTTGGAACGGCCACCTTAAAAGCGATTCTGAAGAGAGCAAATCGTTAAAAATTCATTCAGTTTTATTAATTTCTTAGTTTGCCTGGTATTTGCCTGGTCCCAAGCCTCCCAGCTGTCCAGGAGTTTCCAGGAGAAAAAAGGGGAAGTTACTCCCCTAGTTCTCTAATTTTTTCGTCCAACTCCTCGATATTGAGAGCTGGATCGAACAAGCTGACGCCATCGGGTGTTGATGACCTCGGCTCGGTAAGGTTAAAGAATTGATATTCTTTGTAATTCTTGCAAGTTCTTGCAAGTGCGTAGCTCTGTTCGTCGTTATCCAACCAAAGAGCCACATTCCAGGTTTCGTAGTTAGTCCAACCGTTATAGGTCATAGTCTTAAATACTCGTAGTTGTTGACGTTGTTGAAACGTTGGTATTTTTGTGGAGCGTCTCCCCATGATGCAAGGAGCATCATGAGAAGAATAATAAATCCTAGATAGAATTTCATAGCGATTAAGGTTGATAAAGATCTATTAAAAGTAGATCGTAGGCTTTTTGTTCTAGGTTAGAGATTAGAGGATCTAATCTAATTAGAACCTCTTTGATCTCTTCTAACCTTGTGA